TCTTGGCGTTTCCTTTTTCGTCAAAGTAATTTGATAGGTTGTTTATGTGTTGTCTCTCCGACAACCTTTTAGCTACCATGGCGGCCTCTAAGAGGCCGCCAACTAGCTCGTCTATGTTTAATCTTGCCATTCAGGTTAGATTTAACTGGTGTTTATTACTTGTTAGGGTCAGCTGTCAATGGAATAAGAGAAGGCTCTAACATCTGTGTCAGATAGTCAGAAAGCTTTAACATTCCTTCGGTCGCAGGCAACTGGTCTGCGTGTACTTTAACGTTGTACTTAGCCGAGTTATCGGTGCTACGTGTGTTTTCTTTGTGAGTAGCAACGCTTCCAGACATAGAAGCAGAGTACTTCATTCCCCAGAAACCTCCGCTAACGGATGCACTGAAAGATCCAGAAGTGTCTGTGCTTGATTTGTCTACTTCTGAAGATTTTACTTCCATCGTGAATTCGATATCAGCCGATGTGATAGCTAATGAAGGAAGCGGAACCAATGGTAGCATAGGAACCTTTGAATAAAGAGTCTCAAGAGATTGCTCTCCAGTGTCTCCGTTAGTCATTACACGATTCATTTGAACGTCTAATGAACGAGCGGTCGTTACGTCTTTACCGTCTTTGTCTTTTTCTGTCACGAAAGCAACTTCACTGATGTACTTCCAAGTGACTTCGTTTAATTTAGCTTGTCCTTTAGCCATTCCGATGATCGGGCTAACGATTAGGTCTTCGATTGGAAGTCCTACAAACTGTTGAGCAACATTGTCTGCCATAATATAGGGTTTTTTTATCTAGTACTAACTTTTCAAAACAAGTTTAGTATCTTTGTTATTTATCCTTAGATTAAGGCATTATACTTCCCTAGCCACTCCATGGTTCGCCTTGAACACCGGAAAACGAAGCGAGTGATTTCCATGCTGATCAGTCGTCTCTTCAAAGTACTGTACTGTGATCGTTGCACCCATCATTTCGCCGATGTTTCTGTAATAGTGACGACGTTGGTCGATAGTAAATCCACTACCTACTTGAACCTGAGATCCCTTGTGTTGGATGGTGATTGCGCTCAGCATCTCTTCTTCCACTTCTTTGCCGTTTACGATGACTCGCTGAGGTCCCATGATCAGGCCAGTAACGATATATTCGTCGTCAAAGAACTCCTTGATCTTTAACATGTCTTTTGAACGACCTGACTTATAATTGGCGTCTCGTCTAGCGATAAGGCCTTCCCAATTAGAATCCTTAGACTGGTTCTTTAATTCTTCTAATGAGTCCTCGTCCGTGATCCTAACCTGAGGCAACATTTCAAGTATGTTAGACGAACCCAAGTCTCCCAACCACTGTTCTCTAGACTCTATTCTTGTGGAAAATAGGGGAGACTCATCGTCTCCTGCAAATTCTCCAGGCTGAAGAATATCGAAGATTTGATATCTTGGATTCTCGATGGTGTGGTCCTTACGTTGGATCTGTTTCAGGATTCCCTGGAAGTCGTCTGAGCCATCTTCGTTCATAAGGCATAGTTCACCGTCTAACACGACATCCGTGAACCCTAGACGCTTTATTTCCTCTGCTACCTTGCTTAGGGTATGGAACTCCTTACCGTTTCTTGAAAAGAATCGAACGTCGTCTTCATAAACGAAACAGATACATCGAACACCGTCAAGTTTCCTAGAAACAAACCAGGTCCCGTCGAAGATGTCTACGCCCTTTACTTTGGCCGCATCGTGAGCCAGAGCTACCTCAAAGGTTGGGATAAAGTTAGGATTCACCTTATTGATTAGGGTCGAAGTCGCCCTAGTCTCTAGGTTTCTGTCTATTATCTGATAGATCAAGTCGGAATATTCTTCGTAATCCTTGATGAAACGATTTGCTGCCTGTATCGCGGCATGGCCCGTCACATGACGCTCGTTGAAATCGTCAAGCATCAGGAAGAGATCGTCATACCCAGTCGAAGCGATTAGATCTTGTCGTTTTTTCAAGTTTGCTGAAGTGACTCCAAAGTTCCAATACGGCTGATACGTATAGAACAGGACCTTCTTAACAAAGTCGTGATACTTGTATTTGGTGAGAACGTCGACCTTGTGATTGGTCGAGTTTGACGAGTTCATCTCGTTGACGAACTCTCGAAGCTCTTTAAAATCTTCAGTGTGATGCATAAGGTTTCCTTTTAGTTAGAATACTAAATCAAAAGGAAAGTTTACAAGAACCCGTGATGTTTTTATTGCACCACCCAGCTGGTACTTCTACTGCAAACCTTGCTGGTTTTTTACTAGAGTAGATCTTTTGCTCCTCGTCGCTCAAGCCTTCCCCTGGTTCCATCGTTTCGTGTCCTAAGTAGTTCATGAACGAATCGAAAAAGATCACATCTAAGGGAAACTTTACGTTCTTCATCCAAAAGCCTAAGGGCTGATCTGCATCGTAAACGAATAGAATCCCTTCACCATCGACTGGTTCTGATTCTGAGTTCATGTAACCTTGCGCTTGGCTTTCGGGAGTGCTTGCTACCTTTAAGCGTAGGGGAACGTTTGCGACCCTTGCATCTATCTCTACTCCATCAACTTCATTCTTCATGCAGTATGATTCAAAGAGAGGAATGTTCACCTTATTGAAAAATATTTGACTCATCTTCTTTTATTTTTAAAGCCCAAACCTAGTTTTAGTGGCATTGAAGTTGCTAAGCACATTAGCCCCACTAAGCGCAGTGTTGTAGATGTGCAGTGCACCAAATCCAAAGTTTCCATAGCCGCCGTCTCCTAAGTTAGTCGGAGACACTATGCCGACTGCATAGAAGAAACCTGCACCGCTGTAGTTGTTGTATGGCGTTTGTCTTGCATAAGTAGCCGTTCCTGCAACCGATCCGTTCACGTAAGCGGTCAAAGAAGTTCCATTGTACACAAAGCCAACGTAATACCAAGCATTCAGCGGTGTTGAGATGCTTGATGTTATGATGTTTGTGTATGGCCACACAGAAAACTTTAAGGTACCGTTCACCATTTCTATCTGAGAATCGAGCCAGCCAGTCTTTGATGTCTCCTGTAAGATCACACCGTCTCCCGTAGGTCTGATCCAAAGAAATGTGGAAATTACCGTGGAAGTGTTTACTGGAGAGAGCCTAGAGTTTAGGCTACTGTTCATGGTTATCCAATCAGGCGTAGAATTAGTGTCGTCGATCACTAGATATCCACCGTCATTTGTAGAAAACTCGACGTTTGCACCAGCTATCGTACCATTAGCATAAGACTGTTCGGCCAAGTTTGAGATGACCGTTCCTGAACCAGGATAAGATGCGACTTTACCCATGTCCCAATTTACTATAAGTCCAGCCTGTAGTAAAGGATCGAAGTTTGTCCAGTAGTCGTTTGCAACTAACCAGTCGTATGCATCACTTGCTGTGGCCTGGGAAGTCCCACTCAATATTGTGACAATGTCTATTAAAGACTGAGCAGTATCGTCACAGCTCCAAAACTGGACTCCGCCTATGTTACCAAGAGGAGTTGGAAAGTCTTCAGTAGGAACGTCTTTGGCTATTATGTAGGCACCGTTTTCTTCTGGCCCCATCCACCAAGTAAGACCACCTGGAGAAGAAGCTAAGTCTAATGCCTGTTCCTGTATGCAAAGAGTTCCAGTGTTTGAAGTTCCTGAAACACTAGATTGCGTAGGGTTATATGCAAATCCTCTAGTTGGCATAAACAGAATAAGTATTTGTATAGATCGAGGAGATTGTTCCAGCCGAAAGCTCTCCCTCGTATATAGCGACATAGTCGATTAGACCCTCAAAGAAAGAGACGTTTGTCCCAACATAGTGAGAACCGATGAAAGTATTTTCTGCTGTGTAATTTTGACTAACGCTTGTGTTTTGATCTACTTGAACTCCATCGATATACAGAGTCATGGTGTTTGAATCACCATTGAAAGTCAAGGCAACAAAATACCTTTGGGATTCAGTCATCGATCCACTAACTAGAGTATAGCTTCCGCCTACTCCACCATATAAAGTACCTGAATTTATCCAAAAGACGTTATTTTGAGAAGAAACTATGTTTCTTGCTCCTACCGTTGAGAAAGGAGCTATCCACGCAGCTATCGAATATGCATTTCCTGAAATAGGCTGTCCAATAGAAGCGTAAGCAGAGTTGAAGTACATGCTAAACAGCTCGATGTCAAATGAAGTATTCGTTAAGGAAGCGTCGTTGTTTTGGCTAGAAAGATCGAACCATGTGCTTCCATCATAAGGCGAAGGATATGAGGATGAGTTTCTAGCTTCATACAAGGAAACTAGCATATATGTATTTGTGTATGACGTCCAGTAAGAGTTTGCATGGAGCCAAGTAACGGCTGAGGCAGTATCCACAAAGCTTTGCCCAGTCACGATGTTTGCTAGATTGATGAATTGCGTGTCGTCAAAGGCTTGGGTTCTCCAAAAACGAACTGTCCCGACGTTTCCAACGGGAGTAGACCTAGTTCCTGCAGGAAAGGTTGTAGCTATCACATAACCCAAGTCTTCATCAGGTCCTTGCCACCAAGTATATCCACCAGGCTTTGATGAATAGTCGTTAGGTAGGTCCTCAATCAACAGGTTACCATGTAAGATAGTACCAGTCACTGGCACTTCCGATGGGTTGTATGCGAATGCTCTAGACGTCATTTAGTTTATTTATCTAAACCAAAAAAGCGGATCATTCGATCCGCTTTTGATATATGATATTAAACGTAAGAGTATTTCTTATTTCTCAGCGCCTTCTTCAGCACCTTCAGCACCTTCTTCGTCGCCTTCAGCACCTTCTTCGTCGCCTTCACCTCCACCTTCAAGCTTTTCAATTCTTTCAGTAAGGTCGTCGATCATTGCCTTAAGACTTTCTAAGGTAACTTCCTCTTCGTCTCCTTCAGCACCGTCTTCTGCATTTTCATCAGCATCGTCTGGAGCATCTTCGTCTTCTGGGTTAGCACCATAATATCCATACTCAGCTGGATTCATTCCATACTCATTGCCTTCCATGTAAGTTGGATCTTTTTCCATCTCGTCAGACTCATTAAGGCGACTACGCATGAAACCTTGGAAATTTTTTACTCTTGTCATTTCTTTTCGAATTTTTTATTATTTATCCGACTCTTGCTGAATTTTTTCAGAGTTTTGCATAATGCTTATCTGAGAGTCTAGGTTTTTTATCTCTTCCATAGTAGGTCTAAGCAACATAGAAACCGCAAA